TCCGCATAACATCGATTATGTGGAGTTCCCGGTAATGCGGAGTTGATTGAGAGAGGCGGTCCCGGATGCCCGTGCTGGGGATCAAGGACACGCCTGGCCTTACGTTTTACTCCGCATTATTCGGCGCTTCATTACAGGGATTCCAGGAACGCGATGAGTTCGTCGTTGGGTTGGAAACGGAACTTGCCGGGCGTCGGCGATTGCAATGCCTGGAGCGCCTTTTCCTTCATCGCCAGGTCGGTGGTCATGTAGATGTGCGTCGTCTCGATGCTCTCGTGACCCAGCCACATGGCGATCAGAGTGATGTCCACCCCGGAATGCAGCAGGTGCATCGCTGTCGTGTGGCGCAGTGTGTGTGGCGAGACACGTTTGCTTTTGAGTGAGGGGCATTTCTCCCGCGCCGCCCGTACGGCTTCGCGCAGCCGTTTCTCCACGCCCGAACGCGTCATGTGGGCGCCCCGCGCGTTGGCGAACAGCGGAGCGTCGGCCTCGAGCCGGTTGCCTGCAATCCATTGGCCCAGGTTCTTGGCCGTGCTTTTCCATAGCGGCAACACCCGATCCTTGCGGCCCTTGCCATGAAGGCGGAGGGTCGCGCCCGGATTGAGTTTGACGTCCGACACCTTCGCGGCAACAATCTCCGAAACACGCGCGCCGCTGTTGTACATCACGGTGTATAGGATGCGGTCGCGCTTGCCGCTCCATGTGGCTTCCTGCGGCGCGGCCAGGACGGCGTCCAGTTCTTCGCGCGTCAGGAAGTCGAGGACGCGCCGCGTGTCGCGCTTAACGGGGATCGCCAGCACGGCCTGCAGCTCACTGGTCAGCGCAGGCTCCAGCAGCAACAGATAGTTGACGAACGAGCGAATGGCCGCGAGACGGACGTTGCGGGTGCCGGTCCCGTTCCTGCGCGAGGCTTGGATTTCATTGAGAAACTCCATGATGTTGCCGGCCGAAAGGTCCCGCACGGCCAGTTTGGCCGGGGCGATCTTCTTGCGCTCACGCAGATACACCAGGAACAGGCGCAACGCGACGCTGTAAGAAGCGATCGTATGAGGGCTGCAATTTCGGTGGCTGGGCAAATACTCCGCGAAGAAACGCTTGATGTAATGCGCGATGCTGAGCGGCTGGTTCTTCATGTCCGACCTCCCTTGACGTCGCGAGCGGCCTGGGCTTCAAAGCGCTTGGCGCATTGTTCGAACAAGGCCGGAACGCCGGTCAGATACCAGTAGGTGGACTTCAGCGTCGCATGCCCCAGATAGACTGCCAGTTCATGCACGGCGTTGTCGATATCGCGCCCTTCCCGGTAGGCGCGCAGAAGATGATTGCAGGCAAAGGTGTGGCGTAGGTCGTGAAGGCGCGGCGGACGATTCGGGACGTTTGAGCGCTTCACCCCGGCTCGTTCACGGATGATCTTGAAAGCGGCAAAGAACGAGCCGTACGTCAACCGTCCATTCCAGGATGATTGGATGAACGCTCCCGACGGCGATGGCGAGCCAAAGCGCCGGTCGCGCTCCTGCTGGTAGCGGCGCAGCTGACGCACGGCGCAGTCCGTGATCGGAACCAGGCGCATTGGCAGCTTCTTGCTCTCACGGACTGTGATCACGCCCGTGGCCAGATCCACATCCTCATTCTTCAACGCCAGAACCTCACCAATCCGCATCCCCGTGCAGGCCAGCAGTCCGATCACGGTAGCATTGCGGATGGAGTTGGTCCGGGCGGCCGGGGTGGACGGCTTCACATTCATGGCCTCGCGCATCAGCGCGGCAACCTCCTCACGGGTGTAGATGTGGGGCTCCACGCGCGAAAGACTGGGACCAAGAATCCCTCCGGGCGGGATTTCGGTTCCGGGCTGGAACGCCGCCAGATAACGGGCGAACGAACGCAGCGCGTCCAGACGCTTGGCGTGGTAGGTTCTGCCGTCCGATTCGGGTGCGGTTGCCCATTCCAGGGCCAGCTGGGTGGTCAGCGGCTGGCCGGGGGCCTGCCGGTCGGCGTGGCGGGCGAAGGAGCGCAACATGTAGCTCTCGGTGCCCAGCTTGTAGCCCAGCCCGCGTTTGTGCTCGACGTAATTGTTAACCATTTCCAGCATCGATGGCGTCTTCTTGGTCATGGCTGCACCTCCGGCCAGGGCTGCGCCGCCGCGCGCAGGGCGGGAAGATCGACTTGGGCGTAGAGCACGGTAGTCTGCATCGAGCCATGACCCAGCACATCGGCGATTGACTTAAGCGTGACGCCCGCGCGTTTCATGCGCGTGGCGGCGCTGTGACGCAGGATATGGGTGCCGGAGAATCGGTCTTGCTGACCGGATTTGTCCCAGAGGCGATAGACGGCGGCTTTGAGGGCGTGGGCCGTAGTGGGTTGGCCGATCGGGCGCCCATGGCGCACAAAGATTTGCCGACACGCGGAGGCCGGGCGGCCATGGGCCAGGTAGTCGGCCAATGCCCGTCCCACACGCCGGGGCAGGGGCAGACGGTAGGGACGATCCATCTTGTGATTGGCAACTTGCACCGAACCCCGGCGCCAATCGATGTCGTCCAGCGTTAATCGCGGCAGATCGCCGACGCGCAGGCCCAGATCGCACATGCACAGGACCGCCGCGTAGTCGCGCTTGCCCGTCGGCGTCGAGCGGTCGATGCTGGCGAGCAGTTTTTTCAAGTCCGACGCCTCCAGCACCTTGGGAGAAACGGCCGGACGGGAACTGGCGACCGTGGGTACGACGGCGTGGAGATAGCGGGTCGTGAGTCCATGCAGTTCCAAGAATCGAAAGTAGCCGCGCAGAACGGTGCAAGCAATGCGCCGCCTGGCGTTGGTCCTGGACGCGGGCAGCGCGTCGATGTAGGCATGGATGCGCTCGGCGGTGAGCCGGGCAATGTCGATCGGTTCGTCGCCAAAACAGTGCGTGAGAAACTCGCCGAGGCAGCGCTCGTGGTGTTCAACGGTGCCTTCCGCGAGGCCACGATCGCGTCGCAGATGGTCTACATACCTGCCGACCTCGATTTGCGCCGGATGGAACACGGTCGCGACAGGATGCCGCTCGTGAATCAAGGCCAGGGCCAGGCGGATGGCCGCCAACAGAGCACGCCTTTTTTGCAGAGAAGATACACGTTCCGGCTGCCCCCGGAATTTGGGCGGGACGAATTGCCGCAGGAAGTCCTGGCCATGCTTGGCAGTCACCTTGTCGACCGGGACCTGCTGGTCGCGCAACCAGTCGCCGAAGTACGCCATGTACATCAGATTGGCTTTCCCGTAAAGAATTGGGTAGCCCTGCTCCACGAAACGGCACGCCGCCGTCTCAATGATCGCAGCCAAGTGGTTTTGCTCCAGTCGGACTTGATTCTTCCTGCGCACATAGTAGAGCTCCAGCATGTGAGCGCCTCCATGATGTGGATGTGGCCGATCCCTATGGACCGGCGTGCGCTCACAATATTATGCGGAGCAAAACCTCCTCCCAACCCCTTTGGAACGGGCTGAATCGAATCAACTCCGCATTACAGGGAACTCCACATAATCGATCCCGAACCTGATCGCTCTCATGTCCATGCCGTGTTCTCCGTTTCTGTAACTCGTTCGGCGTCAGCCTTCAGTGTTCGGCTGACGGGAGACATACACGCTTGGTTCGGGGCATGAAATCAAGTCGAAGAACACGAAGAATCGACATTCAACCCATTTACTTCCAATGGTTTACGCCTGCCTCGTCATAAACTCCGGAAACGTCGGGACTTACGGCCACCGGCCCCAAAAGAAACGCGCCCCGGAAGACATGGCCGAAGGGCGGTCCGGGGCGCGAGTAGGAGACGGAACGGGCGTGTTCAGGTCAGAGCGGGCGAACCGTGCTGGATGCCTTCCTCGGCCAGGCGGCGGTTCAGGTCCTGGGTCTGGCGCTCCTCGGCGCGGATGCGGTCCAGCAGATGGCGGCACCGCTCTGCCGGTTCCGGATCGATGCCCGACGCCTCCTCGATCAGGCAGAGCCGCTCGTGCAGCAGGCCGACAAGTTCGAGGACATGGTCGCGGATCAGGCTTTCGCGTTTTTCCCGTGGCGAGGGGATGAACTCGGTCATCCCCCCGCTGCGTTTGACGATCATCTTCGAGCCTCCCTCAGCTCAGCGTCGCGCCGAGTGAATGGATGCGCGGGAAGGTCAGGACCGTGCCGGTCATCTCGGCCTTGTAGCGCACCTTGCGCCCGGTGGGATCGGTGAAGGCTCGCGAGAGGGTGTACTCGGTCCAGTCCTGATCGATGGAGCGCGTCTCGTCGATAGTCATCGGCTCCCAGGTCGCGCCGCCGTCGTTGCTGGCGAGCCAGCTCACGGTCGTGCCGCTGGGGATGTCCATCTGGGCGTAGAGCTTCGTGGACTCGACGCCCTGGGTCAGTTCGTTTTCGCGGGTGATGTAGGCGCCGGTCGTCTGGTTCAGGTAGCCGATCATGTTGACGTCCCGGAAATTGAGCGCCGGCGTATCGTTCGCCATCCCCGACTCGAAGCGCACACGGACCAGAACGCTCGTGGCGAGGTTCGGCAGCCGCTCCTCCTCGGCGGGCACGATGGCGTCCCACGTTGCGCCGCCATCCATCGAATACTCCCAGACGACCGAACAGCCCTGCGGAATGACCGAATACTCGTCGATGTTGAGATCGGAGAATTGCGCCCCACTGATCGGCTGGAACCGAAGCGTACCCGTATTCTGGAAGTCATAGCCGTAGATGCGAATGGCCAGGTCCGAGCCGTTGAGCGGCGTCCAGGTCTCGGCATTGGAGCTTTCGAGCAGCACACCCTCGGCATAGGTCTGGCTGGTGATGACGCCGCCCTGGCCGAGCTGGCCGAGTGTCGCGACGCGCACCCGATACTCGCTGCTGTTGGTCAGCAGGACCACGGCATAGCTACGGTTGGCTTCGGCGTAGAAGGGATTGGCGAAGGCGATCTTCGTCTCGCCGGAGAGATTGATCTCCGATGGGGCGACGACCTGCTCGGCGAAGATCTGGCTGTTGGGCAAGCCGGTTGTGACGCCACGGATCTGGACCGTGACCGGCAGGCTCGCGTCCTTCTGGGTGAAGCGGACGCCGACGGCGGAGACCACCCGATTCTCATCGAAGGAGAACGTCTGGGCCAGCGGGTCGATCTGCCAGAGCCACCAGTCCCAGCCCCAGACCTGCTGGATGACTGTCTGGCGGATGATACGGGTTTCCACAATGCGCTCGATGCGCGTGATGATGAGCGGCTCGTTGATCTGGATGGCCGTGCGCGCGGTGTAAGTGCCGTCCGTCATTTCGACAATGCGGTTGCCCTCGCGCGCCTGGTCAGGGATTTCAAAGGCGGCATCGACACGGCCCACGTTGTCGGCCTGCAGGCCCGAGGCGACCAGGCGGCCGTCGCAGCGGACGGTGACGTTCTCGGCACCGGGCAGGAAGTTCATGCCGCGGGCGGCGATGCCCGTCTGACCGCGGCGGCCGATGTTGGGAGTGATCTCGACCATCGCCGGCGGCTTGGCGAAGACCGCGTAGGGGTTGATGTTCTTCTCCTCGGACCAGTCGTCCTGCGCGATCAGGACCCGCTCGGTTCCGGGCAGGAGTGCCAGGCTTGCCGTGAGGCGGACATTGCTGCTGGCGGCATCGACCGCGAGCGGATGCGCGACCGCCGAACGCGCCGGCGCGACGAACCGATGGACGCCATCGATACGCGCGCTCCAGTCGGGGTGATAAATATCGGACTGAGCATCGTTGGAGAAGTCGTCGGAGTAGATGCCTTTCTTGGTCTGGGCGTCGCGGTTCTGCAGCTCGTTGTTCATCTGGTATTGGGCGTCGTTGTATTTGAGCGCCTCCACGTCCTCGATGATGTCGTGGATCATGTCCATCGTGACGCGGGTCAGCCCGAAGTTGCGGATGGTGAGGTCGGTCGAGTTTGGCGGGCAGTCGATGCTGCACAAAGCGAGCGTCCCCTCGTGGGCGATCGGCAGCTTGGGATTGTCGGCGGGCGCGCCCGCCAGTCGCCTGATCTCCCGGCGCGTGGCGTAGATGATGTCGCGGCGGCCGAGGTAGTAGTCGTAGTCGATGCTGCAGTTCGAGCCGTTGACCGGCTGGTGGCCGACATTGGTTCGTCCGAAGTTGATGACATTCAGATTGCCCAGCGCGATCTGCGCGGCGGACATGGTGATGCCCGAGGTATTCGTTGTGGGAGGATTCGCTGAACCGATCACCTCGACGCCATCGTCGATATAGGAGATGGCTTCGCTGCCCAGTTCGATGAGCAGTTTGAAGTTGGTGCGGCCCGTCGCGGCGGTCGAACGGTAGACGCGGTAACCAAGCGCGCCGCTGACCGGCAGCCAGGTCAGGCGGTTCAGTTCCCCCGCATCGGTCTGTCGAGATACGATGGCTCCGGCGTCGTATTGAGTCTCGCCGCCAGCGTCGAAGGCGGTCACGACGTAATAATATTCGTCCGCCGCCGGGTGGGCCGATTGTCCGAACCAGCCGCCGTCGACGTAGTCCGTCCCCTTGCTCATCTGCTTGGTGTAGGTCCAGCGGACGGTATAGGTCGTGCCGATGGCCGGTTCGTTGCCCGAACCGAGCCAGTCCACGTGATTGCCCGACTGCTGCCAGTCGACGCCTTCCTGGAAGACCGTCGCGCCCTGGCTGACTTCGAGAATATCGACGACCGGATTCGGCTGGAGCAGGTCCTCGCCGCCGCCGACCGAGCCGCGCGTCACGTTGGCGGTCGTCTCGACGATGGCTTCAACCTGGGTGGTCTCTTTGAGCGGCGTGCAGTTGAGCGGGTAGCGGCGTTCGTTCGAGTTGAAGGTCTTCTGCTCGCCACGGACAGTCTTGGTCGCCACGGATTTCGGGACCACGGTAGTCGTGGGCAGGTCGAGCTGCAGCCGGTAGCCCTCGATATAGGCGCGGCCGGCGTTGGTGATCACATCGACATTGTCGCCGCCAATGTCGCCAAGAAAGCTGTCGAAGCCTTTGACGAGATAGCTGCCCGCCTGATCAAAGGTGCGCTCGGCGAGGTTCTGTAGGAGCGATTGCAGCCCCTCCGCCGCCGCGAAGGCGAGCTGATCCTCGGTGATCGAAGCGACGGTGATCCGGTTGCCGGGCAGCGTTCCGAGCAGGTCGCGCAGATAGAGGTTGGACTTCTCCTGCACGGTCGACGTGACTTCGCCGGTCCCCCGGTCGAATTTGTATACCGCCACGACCTTGCGCTCGGTCACGTTGTTGGGCAGCGAGAAGCTGGAGGTATCCTGTCCCTTGAGCGCGAGAATCCACTGCTCGCGCTCGGCGGTCGGCTCGCCCGTGGCGGGATTGATCAGGCCGCCGTCCATCGTGTGTCCGATGTTGTATTTGAGCAGCTCGACCCAGACGTAGTCCGCACCCGAATCCTTGGCGGGGTCATAAGTCAGGGTCGCGCCCGGCACGGATTCCAGATGGCCGTCAATGTAGATGACGCCCGAGCCGACCGTGAGTACGTTGCCGGTGACGCTCACGGCGCAGCCGGAGATGACCGCGCCTTCCTTAAAGAGCTGATCTGCGATCTTGCGCCGCTCCAGATTGACGATCTCCTGCTGCTCGTTCAGCTCCGAGTCGAGCAGGTCGCGGTCCTGCTGGTAGCGAACACGCTTGTAGTTTTTGGCCGCATCGAAAGTGTCTCGCGAGATGGTCATCGTGTGTTTCTCCTTCTCCTAGATTTTGATCACGCCCACGAGCTCGACGCGGGTATCGGAGATCTTGTTGAAATCGGGGATGTTCTTGACCTCGTAGATGTAGCCGGGGCGCAGCACCTCACCGGTGGGATTGGTGTCCTCGTGATAAACGCCGTTGAGCGCGTAGTCACCGATGAGGCCGTCGATATAGGCGCAGTCGCCGCCGAAGAACCCATATTCCTTGATCGTGATGCCGTTGGCCTCTTCCTCATCGAAACGGAAGAAGACGCCGATGATGTTGGTCTCCTCGCCGGTTTCGATGTAGCGCACGCCGTTGACGATCAGCACGCCCTCCGGGTTCTCCTTGAGGAAGGTCCGCTTGTACCAGCGCTTGCGCGCACGCTCGTTTTTGAGCGCGGTCTGGCCGATGTCTGGTTCGGGAGGATTCACGGGATCGGCGAAAGTTGCGTCGCCGTCGCCGATGGCGCAGTGCGTGAGCCCTTCGATGTCGTGGCCCATAAGCAGTTTGGCCGTCAAAATCCGGCCCGCGTTGACAATCAGTCCAAGTGCCATTGTTCATTTCTCCTTCAGGTCGCGATGACGTGCGATTCATCGATCAGCACGCTGTAGATAGTCAGGTTGAGGTCGGCGGCGGTGCCGACGGGGCTGCCGATGATCTGACGGGTGTCCCCGCGGCATTGCGCTGGGCGGGTGACACGGATCGCCGCATCAAGTCGATTCACGATGTCGCCACTCGTTCGGATCGCGATATCGCAGTCCAATCGGAGCAACCGGTAAACCGCAGCCCGGATCTCGAAGGATCGACCCAGAACGCGACTCACCAGGATAGGCTCACGGAACAAAGTCAAAAACTTCTGGCCGACCACCATCGAGGCGTCCGCTCGCACCATGACCGTCCGGAGCGGAGGCTTGGGGGAAGGCAGCTCGTAAACCGCCGCCGATCCCGCGCTGAGCGATGTGCGGTAGCCGGGCCGGGTCGCGGCGGCCTTCACTCGAATGGGCAGCAGTTTGCCTTTAGAAACGGCCACGGCGCAGTGCTCCCTTCAGGACGGTCGCCCGACCCTGATGCAGGGAGGTGCGGTAGCTCGGGCGGCTCTTCGCTCTCTTGGGTTTAACCTCTTGTTGCTTGCCGGACTTCACCGCCATCTCATCACTCCTTCACCGCGCACCAGCCGGGACCGCTGAGGTAAAAAACGCGGTAACGGTCCGGCCCGATCTCCAGGATGTCCTCGGAATCCACGTTCCCTCCGCCGATGGCATAGACTTCGATGAACTCGCCACGCAGTTCCTGGTAGTTGGCGTCCTGGTGGGAAGCCAGCCAGGGGAAGAGCACGGTCCGGCCGTAGCGCATATCGGGATCGCAGTCGTTGCTAAGTGCGCCGTGCGCGGCTCCGGCCCGGCCGTTTTGCCCGCTGTAGCCGTAGTAGCCATTGAAGTGGTTGAGCGCATAGAAGCTGCCGGGTGACTGATAATGTTCGACGATGACCGGCTGCGGATCTTCGCCGATCTTGGCTCCAACGCTGTATCCATTGGCGAGGGTCTCGATCGTCACGGTGTTCGGACTGGAGGTTGTATCGCGCGCCGTGATTCGGACTCGCTCGATGGCGGCGTTGTCTTTGATGAGATAATGCTCGCCGATGAGGAACAGCGTGGCGTCGTTCACAGGCACAATGACATTGCCGCCGGCTGTCACGGCCGCCTGCGTCAGCGCCACGGCATCCGACCAGAAGCGGCGGAGCAACCCGTGGTAGTGGCCGTAGTAGGTCGAGCCGATCTTCGTCACGATGAACACATGATTGAGATCGGCGAAGAACCAGTAGATGAACTCGGCTGCGTCTCGGATGCGGATGTAGGTCGCGCTCGTGTACCAGGCTCTGTTGACGCCAGTGTGCGTCGCGGCGTCCCAGTACTGCCAGGCTTCAACGAAAATCCGGTCCGCACTCGCATCGTCGACCAAACGCAGGTAGATGTCCTCGGCCCCGGACTCGCCGTAGGATCTGAGGACATAGCTGGGCGTCGCATCGCCCGACAGGTCGTCATGGATCGCCCAGCCGACAGTGTTCGTGAGGAAGTCCACGAGGGCGGCCAGGAAGTTCTGCTTATTGGGACAGATGGCGGTGGTGCTGTGATATGGCATGGGAAAGAATCTCCTAAACGATCGGCGCTTCGGTGCCGGTCAAGCGAAGCTTGAGGTCGAGTTTGTTCTGGACGGGCGTGCCGGGCGGCACTGTGCATCGCCGCCAAAAGTTGAGCGTCTGGTCGTGAGCCTTGTCGCCGAGACTCAGCGCGGCGCCCGGCGTGGCGGCATCGAGTCCGTCCTGCGCCGCGGCCAGCGCGTACCAGTGCGATTCGTCCGTGCCGTCCTCGTCGACCGGTTCCACGGCCAGACCGGTGTATTGATATCCGGAATAGACTGTGACTCCCTCGGCATGCGCAGCCGGCGTCGTGCCGCCGTAGCCGCGCAAAACGGTGAGGGCGGTTGTGCCGCCGCCGGTCTGAATCTGCATCTGCTCGGCATCGACGATGAGGATCTCGCCGTCAACGAAGCGGGGTGCGTCGAGATACAACCCGGCCTGAGATTCGTCCATTCCGCCGGCGAGAGCGGCATGCTCGTTGGCGACCCAGATCTGGCGGTCCTTGGACTCGCCATCAGTGCCGTTGTAACTGTCCGCGTCGGGATTGGAGCCGTCGCCTTCGGAGATGGGCTGGGTCAGTGCCGCGTCGAGATAGAGATGGATTGCCATGTGTGTTTCTTCCTTATGCCGGCCACTGGGTGACGAGGAGACGGTTCACGGCTTCCTCAAATCCAGCGCTCACCGGGGCGTGATCGTCCTTCTGGCGGAAGCGCCAGATAAGGTCGGGCCGTGCCAGCCGCGGACCGGACTGGTTGAGTGCCATACGCCCCAGCCGCAGGGGATGGCTGCGATGGACCGACAGGCGCAGCCCCGTTTGATTCAGGTGTCGCTGGCCCAGCCGGAGCGGCTGCGTGCGGCGTCTGCGGGGCGCGCCGGTATCGACGCGCAGCTCGAACGAAGCCCGCTCTTCGGTGAGGTTCGCGTCAGTCAGGTAACGGTTGTTGAGTGCGTTCGCATTCAGCGTGAAGGTCGGACCGCGCCGCCGCCAGCGGTCGATCACGTTCCAGGCTTCGGTGATTTCGCCCCATTGCGAATCGCCAAAGCACACCGACAGATACATCGATGCCTTGAATTTGCCGGTGAGATGATCGCCGCCCGAGACACGGGAGCGATTCATCCGGAACCAGCGGCTGAGGCGCGAGTCGCCCGAGCGCTGTACGATCCGTCGATCAGCCGCCATGTCCGCATCCAGCGGCGCAGTCTCACCGTACAAGTCCTTCTGCCTGAAGCGCACCCGACAGGGAATGTTCGCGTGATTGAGGAGCGACGCTCCCAGATCCCCGTGGTTGAGAATCATGCCTGCGGGCTTCACAGGCGGCTGCCGCCGCGCCTGAATCTCGCAGCAGATCGCTGATTTCCGCTCGCTCTCCCAGCAGTTGGGCAACATTCGAGTGTTGAGCTTCTTCATGCCCAGGCGCATCCGATCGCCGCGCCCGTGCCAGGTGGCCAGGCAGACCGAAGCCTCATCAAAATCGGTTGTCAGCGTCGAGCCGGTGGTCAGCGCAAGAACACCGAAGGCTTTCTGCTTGCGCGTCAGGTGAAAGCAGGCCCCCAGCGGCGTCCGATTGAGCATGAAGGATTCGTCGAGCTGGCCGAGGAGCAGTCGCCGGACGAGCATCTTCTCCAGCGCGAGCAGCTCATCCTCGTGCGAGACCCAGTCGGCGATCCTCTGCCAGAAGAATGCGCGCGTGCCGGCGGGGTGGTGAAATGCGAGGCGTCCTCGCGGATCGTCCGAGAGCCTCTCGCTGAGCACTCGATAGACGCCCAGGCTGTAGAGCCTGCCCGGAAGCCGGGACCAGTTCAGCACGCTTCGGCTGCCCAGACGCAGCGCCTGCCTGTAGGTTTCCTCGATGTGGCCCTGCCAGCCGCCGTCCGCGAGCGTCCGCCGGATGCCGGGGATGGTTCCCTTGCGTTGGTAGATCGGGACGGCTTCCTTGATAAGCCGCCGCTGCGCTGTCGGGTCAATCGTGCCGTCGAAGGGCATGCCGACCAGGTTCGCCAGGAGCGGCAGCCAGCGCTCCTCGCACACATCCACGTCGAAAATCTGTGGAAAACGGTCGATCAGGTCCTTGAGTTCGTCAAGCGTAGGTGCCGTGACATTCAGAAAAGATCGCAGGTCGCCGCTCTCATCCTCGATTCGGTAGAGAGGCGGCAGCAGGTCCATGAGCTTTTGCTCGAAATACGGAGGCATCATCCGGCCCTCCGCATGTCGAGATGGACTTCACCAAGGACGGGAATCTCCCCGCGCCCCAGGACGACGTCGACCTGCGGCGCATACATACGCACGTGACTCACGCCGCGCGTCCCGTCGAGCAGCGCGACGATGTCGGAGAAATGAACCGACTGCCCGAACGAGACCTGGTCGAAGGCAAAGAAATCCGTCAGCGCCGACTCGATCCGGCTGCGCACAAGGTCCAGGTCCTCGCCCGGCCAGGCGAACACCTCGGCGTCGATCTGGACCGCGCGGTAGACCGGCTCAAACAGGATCACCTCGACGGTGATGACCTTGCGCTCCTCTAGATAACGCGCCAGCTCCTGTTTGAGAAGTGGCGAGGGCTGTCCACCGCCACTGGGGGCGATGGCGAGGTGGACGTTGTAGTAGCGGATGTTGGCGCAGTCGTTGGCGTCCAGCACTTCGGCCTTGGCGACGCCCGGATAACCCTCGGCCAGCGCCTTGTAGTCCGCTTTGGTGACGGCCTTCCACAGCGCGCGCAGCTCCGCCGGTGCCTGCCGCCGGGCATGATCGAGAGTTTCGCGATCCGCGCCGCCCGTGGCGGGAACGGGGTTGGTGACGCTCAGTTGAACTCGCTGACCGTTCAGATAGACGGGATCGAGCAGTTCGGTGACCAGATTCGGACCGAGATTGCCGTCCGCGCCCAGCGTCTCCAGCCAGGAAACCTGGGAGGTGGCCCCGTTCGCCGGGATCGAGCCGTGCTTCCCGTCGCCGAATGAGATGGCAGTCACATCGAGGTGGTCGGTCTCGGGCAGGAAATGCGGGCTGTCCGCATCGCTGTCCTGAAAGTGATGGACCTCTTTCCAATCCTCGCCGTCCACCCGGACGCGCAGGCTGCCTTGCGCGACGGCCTTGCCGGAGAGGATGACCTTCTGCCACGGCTCGCCGGTTCCGCTGAACACCTCGTTCTTGCGGATGCCCTGACGCGCGCCGACCTGCACCGTGACGGCGCCGCGCGGGATGATCGCGTCCTCCACCGTTTCGAAGTCCGCCTGTCCGTCATCCAGCCACGCCCGGCAGGCTGTGCCGGAGGGAATGGTCAGGTCCGCGTCCAGGGCAGCGGAGAGCGAGAATCGAAGCGAAGTCGTGGCGGCGACGGGCGTATCGAGCCGGTAGTTGATGAGCTTGCACAGGTTGAGAACACTCTGGCGCTGGCGGGCCGTCGGCAGGAAGGCCTCGGCCGCCTGCGCGTCGAGGTAATAGGCCAGCATGTCGCCGACGCCGCAGAAGAGTTCGAGCAGCACGACACCCAGGTCGGAGGCGTTGAAGTCGGTCCAGCGGTCGGTCAGCTGCGGCACGCGGCCAAGCAGCTCGCGTCGGAGACTCGTAATCCTTGTTCGTGTAACTGACGCTTGCGCGGCCCATGCCTGCTCCGATTCTTCCGGTTGCCGACCGCCGCCCGCGAACGAGCAGCCTTCAGTGGTTACTTACCGGAAGAATCGCGAAACTGTCGGATGCTCCGCGCTATTTGCGGTGGAAGGGATAGACGAGATTGCCCTCAACCTGAGACTGGATCACGCGATAGTTGATGCGGACGAGGAGCAGGTTCCGGTCCTTGCTCTCAGGCGCGTCGTCAAACTCGACGCCGGTGATGATGACGCGCTTCTCCCAGCGCTTGATGGCGTCGATGACGTAATGGCGCACGAGCGCCTTGAGCACCTCGTCGTTTTGCTCGAACACCAGGTCCTTGAGGCGCGAGCCGAACTCGGGGTTCATGAACCGCTCGCCGGGGCGCGTGCCGAGAATCTGCAGGATGCTCTCATGGATATGAGCGTGCTCGTGCGAGGTGACCGTCGAAACCCGCGCCCCGCCTGAGCGCCGTTGGAACTGAAAGGGGAACTTGAGTCCCTTGCCGAGGAAGTCGAGATTCATGCTTCGGCCTCTATGGTCCGCGGATCAGGATTCTGAAAGACACAGCCGGACCGGCTTCGCCAGAGAAACACTTCTCCCGGCGAGAGCCGAAAACGGGCGACACCAGTCGCGTCGGTTCGGGCGAGTGCGACCACATCACGCCCCGTCGGATCGGTGGAAACATGGATATCCGCCTGGGCGATCGGGCGGGCGTGCTGGTTCAGAAGCTGATAGCTCCATTCCACGGCTCCCCGTCCGCCGGAGGCGATAGCCCCGTCGAGGGGCGGGATAGCGGCGTTCGGATTGATCTCCTCGATGGCGAATGCCGGCCCTTCGCCGCCTGTGTCCCAGACAATGCTGCCGATGAAACTGTCCGGGAGGAGCACAAGCGCGCCGAACGAGCCGCTCTGGGCGGGAATCTCGTCGATCCCGGTCGTCACCCGATCTCCAACCGGAACTCCGCTCGAATCGCGAAGCCGATAGCCGACCGTGGCGCATCCGGAGTATCGTGGCCCGAACTGGACCGTCATAAATCGATCGCTCATGACCGTGCTCCCGTCACCATGCGTCCTGCCATGTCGATCCATCCCAGACGCGCAGCTTGCGGCTCAGGTTGTCGAAAAATGCCGTTCCAGGCGCGGGATCATCGGGCGAGCTGTCGAGTGCGTCGAATCGAACCGAGCCCACGGACATGAAGCCGTCGGTGCCGGGGTTGCCGTGGGCGTCGACCCAGAAGCGCTTATCGGGTGCGGACTCGAAACTTTCGAATTCAATCTCGCGAACGCCGATCCCTTCCACTTTGGTCTTGGGTGAGCCGACGATCTTGACCCAGAGGAAACGCCGCGTGTTTTCGAGAAAGTCACAGTTCGTAACTGCATCGAATGTGGTGCCGAGCAGGAGTTCGCCAGAAAGCTGCGTCCATGCGCCATTCGCTCCATTGGTCGAATCGTTGCTTCCCCAAACAGTGAAGCTGGGCCACGGATTTCCCCACCCGCCATACTTGTAATGGCGGACTCGATTGACCTGTGTCGGCACATCAAATTTGTAGGCGATCCAGTAGCTGATGCCCATAGGCTGGTTATAATAGGTCCAGATGGTATCCACTCTATGGTCGAACATCGCATAGTGCGGGTTTTGATAGACGGGCAGATTCGTGAAGAGGTGCTGATCGCGAATCTGCGGATCAAGACTGGCCAGATCGAGCGCGAGATTACTACTCCAGCCGGCCTCCCGATAGCCCTGCACCAGCAGCCGGTTATCACTGCCGAAGCCGCGAGAAAGATTGAGCGACCGAAACGTCAGCACTTCAGTGGGATAATTCGGGTGTGTCAGCCAGGCGTTGTTGACCACAAAGCTGTTCCAGGCTTCGATGTCCTGGCCGCTGATCGCGCTCGCCGCGCTGTCCATAAAGACCGGATCGGTTTCGGTCGTGATTCCATCCTGTAGCGACAGCCATCGCGCGACGTCGTCGGCGTCGAACCAGGCAGTCTGGGTACCAGAGGTCACTTGGACCGTCGCTGCCGACATTGTGCCGTCAGTGCCGGGATTGCCCTCGGCATCCACGAAAAACCTGCGGGCCGGTGTCGGAGCGAAGGTGAAGGCTTCCACTTCATGCAGCCAGAGCTTGGCCGGCTGGGTTGAGCGCGCCCCGGCCAGCTTGATCCATTCAAAGGAGCTACGATTCTCCGAGAAGTCATAGCTGTGAGAGCGTTCGCTCACATGCTGGATCGTGAAGGTGGGGCTGATAGGCGTCCAGTCCCCATCCACGCCGTTGGTCGAGTTGTTGGAGCCCCAGGCGGCAAACTCGTCCCAGGGAAACCGGATGACGCCCTGTCCGTCGTCATCCCGGTACTTGTGCAGCGTGATCCAGTTGACCTGCTTGGAGCCATCCATGAATCGCAGCGCGACCCACGGGGCCTCATCAGTCGGCGTCCATACCGAATTCATGCTGTTGTCGAAGTTCTTTGAGGCGACTCCGGTGGAAGCGAAGCACCAGGTGCCATCCTGATTGGCGTAAGATGGCTCAATCAAATCGCCGACATAGTCTTCGCCGCTATAGCCCTGGACGAGCAGCCGCTCGTCGCCGATCTCCGGTCCGCCGACCACCAAGCGCCGGAAAAGCGAGGTGATGTTATTGCCGTCGTCGGTCTTGTGCCAGCCCACATCCGGGGGTTCAATGGCTCGACGCCACGCGGCGTTTCCACTCTCGTCCGACGTCAGCACCCGGCCCTCCCCGGCGTCCGTCGGCACTTTCAGCGCCTTGGTTTCCACCTGTTCGGCGGTGATCTTGCGGTAACGCTCAGACGGGAACTGAGCCGACGCTCCCGATTCAAAGCCGAGCCATCCGACAAGGACGGCGATCCCCAGCATCATGCGATTCCTCAGGATCATTCAGATGTCCTCCCATTCAATGTGAATTCCGATTTGCGCGCCGTAGTGGCCGCCGCCGGCCTGGCGGATGAAGACGTGAAGCCAGCCATCGGCCGGGATCGCGATTGAGCCGGCGGCCACGGCGCGGCATTCCCCGGCTGATAGCGCCAGGTCGATAAATTGACTGGTGCCCTCCTGCTGGTCGTGCGGGAGATCCGAAAACCGAAGAATCGTCTCCCCGGTGGCTTCCGTATCCATCCCATCGACCCCGGCGATCCATGCCGAGGTAACCCTCCCGGCGCGCCCCAGGAATACTGACTTCTGCATGATGGCGGCGTTGTCGGGAGCCGTTATCTCCAGCATCCCGCGGAAGGAAACGTGCGCGTTCGAGACACCTGGTTGGGGAGGCGGAACGTAGACGGCGGTCACTTGTGGCATCCTCTCAATTGCAGCCGGTCCCGCAGGAATCGCAGAACGAGTTCCCCGGCGATGGCGGTTCAGGCGTGTCCTGGGCGGTGGGGAACGTGATCGTCAGATCAAGGCCGTTGCCCAGCCCCAGGTGAATTGTGCCGCCCAATTCCACGACCCCCGCATGGCCGCTTTCCGCGAAAGCGAACTGGCGAAGGCTTCCAGGCATCAGATGGGTTTCAACCGGTTCACCGATCGCCTCAACCCTGGCGGCCCCGATGACATTGATCGTGCCGGTGGGATTGACGATCGTGAGTAGCCTTAGTGTCTGATGCAC